CTAATTCCAGCTGTTCCACGCAGTGTGTCCGAAACACGCTTCAATTCATCGGCAGCATCACGAACAAACTCCCTTGCGAAAGTGTCCGAGAGCGCCAAACTTGCAGCATGCTTACACACAATCTCATACTCCCTTGATAATTTTTTGAAGTTATCCAACAAAACCCCGTACTCATGGCGATTGTATCGAGTGTCATCGCTCGTTGAAAGCGCACCTTCCACCTGATTAACACCTGGTGAAGACACTTCCATGCTCGCTGACACAGGCGGCTTCTTCGCATGATCTGGAACAGACGCGGATCTCGCTGCCACTTTCGTAGCTTCATAAACCCGCGCAACTTCGTCCAAGATATCAGCTTCTGCACGCAACCTCGTTTCTCCAATTCGGGTTACACACCCCGTACGCCATGAACACGTTACCTGATGGCCACGCGTTGTAAATTCGTGGACCCACCGGGCCGGTTCTTGAAAATCCTTCATAGTCAGCTCATTAAACTGACTTTTGCTAAGCGGTCCATCACCAACTTTGGCACCGCCCCCCATTAATCCAATGCATTCTTGCACCGTCATCCCAAATGACCCTTCCACTAGCTGTTGCGCTAGTTGCGAACAAACAAGCTCCGATCGGTTAGTCACTCGCTCGCTGGGATTTGAGACCTCATGCCCGGTATACAAGTAAGTAATCATCATGTCCGACAACAAATACGGACAATCAGCAGGATTACGTTGATATTCTTCACACAACGTTGCAACATAGGCACGAATCACACGCACCGTGTCACGATTAAAATGCTGATCAATGAGAACTCCTGACGCTCGTTCTAACAAGCCGTCAATGCTATCACTTGGATTAAAAAGTAATGAAGCAAGCCCTTTTTCTGGATCCGGGCGAGGAAAATACATCCCGCCTTCCTTCACGAACCCATGCGACAAAAACTTGACATCAGACAAAGATGCCAATTTTTCATGCTCCGGCACAGCAATAAGGCCAGCTCGACGAAAGGTCGCACACACATGATGCACAGTAAATCCCTCGTCTTCAGCCTCTTTTGAAATAGCCAAAAGCAAATCATCGCCATAGGCTGCTGCTTCAACTTTTGCTAGCAACGCATGCAATGAACCCAGTG